GGCTGGTCCAACTTAGGAACTTACAGCAGTTCTTCCCGCTTCTCCAAGAGAACTCACAAGTTGATCAGAACACCCTCATTCGTAAACTCTGTGAACTACTACAGATGCAGGATGTCCTCAAAAGCTCAGAGCAGCTTGAACAAGAAGCTGCCCAAGCACAGCAGGAGGCCGCCCAGGCTCAAGCAAACTTAGCGCAGCCTCCGGGTCCAGGAGGACAAGACACGATTGCAAGCGGTGCTTTGCCTCCCGGAACGGAACCTATTCTTCCTCCTAATCCCGCAGGCTTCGGCCCAGGTGGAGAAGCAAGTCCCTTGACAGGATTTGGTGGCGCTCCGTTTGACCTCAATCCTGACATTCCGAGGAACCAGTAATGCCTACATATAATGGACGCTGTGATTCGTGCGGTGAGTTCGAAGACATAATGAAGGCGAGTGAGTACCTCAAACAAGATGGTCTCTATTGCCCCATTTGCAGGAAGAAAGCGACGACACTGATTCGAAAGGCTCCTGCGATTGTGGGGCCACTGCCTTCAAAGACTCTTCATCTCGACCAGATCGGGCAAAACTTCTCTTCTCCGGAAGAGCAGCGAGCATATTTTAGTCGACGAAAGGATCGAGCTATCGTCAGTAAAGATGATCCTAAGTGGATCAATCACTACGATACGGTTCGCAATCAAGCAGACCAGACTGCCAAGAGTCAAGGGTTTAGAGATCACGAGGATCGCAAAAATCACACTCGGAAAGTAAATGCTCACAAGAAAGCGATCAAGAACGGTGAAACTAAGATTCAGATCACAACTTGAATAAAGCCTTCTACCAGAATATGCTTTCCTTGACTATCGTATCCGGCTCAGGTAAAACCTGAGCACATCTGGAGAATCTCATGGCTGAAGAGAAACCTGCGTTCATGGAAGAAGAGGAAGAGGGTATGATGGAGGAAGCTCCCGAAGAGGAAGCTTCCGACGAGCCCAAGATTGACGTAGACGTTGAGATTGAAGAGAGCACAGATTTTGCTTCTCCAACCGAGGCTTTGGCTGCTGCCATCAAAGAGCATGGCGCTGACCCAGACAAACTCATCGCGTGGTTCGACGAGTTTGGCTATGAGTTGAAGAAGAAAGACGGCGAGATGGAAATGGGAATGGAAGACATGATGGGCGGCGATGAGCCTCCGATGGTCATGGATCTCGTTTCTATGCGGAACAACGCTGCCTCTAAAGCAATGGAAGGAATGTGAGCGAAGAAGTCGCAGCCCCTGTAGCAGCCGCCCCCGCACCAGAGACGGCTGTCGCTGCTTCGCCGGAGTCCTCCCAGGCCCCGGCGGGACAAGCAGGTTCTGCGGGTGGGGGAGCAGCGGCAGTCCCCGAAGGTGCTCCTGCACCCACCCGGGCTGATGACCCGTATCCCACGGTTGAGTGGAACTCTTGGGACGGAACAATCGACTCTCTCCCAGAGACATACCGGACAACAGCCCAAGGTGTTTCTGACTATTACGAAAAAAGCTACGCAGAAAAAGCGGAAGAGATCGCAACTCTCCGTTCGATGTATGCTGCAATGCTTTCTGAAGATGAAGATCCTCGCATTGGTGATATGACCCAGCAGCTTGAAGATCTTCAGCGCCAACTCGATGAGCGCAACATTGCATATTCTGACTTAGAAAAAGCAATGTCTACGACAGAAGAACAAGCTGTCGGAGAGTACGTTGATCGTTTCTGGAAAGATCATGCTGAACTTGCTGACAACAAAGAGAAGTTGTCAGTATTCGCAGAGTTCCTGGCAGAAGACGACACTCATGGCGGAATGTGGGATGCCTACATTGCTGCTGAGTTGATTGACCTGCCAGAATCAGCGGTCGAGGTTGCCATCCAAGCGAAAACGGATGGGGTCTCTGACCAATACGCACTCAAGTTGGCGAAGGCACACGCCGAGCTTGAAGAAGTCCGAGCCCAACCCACTGGCCCCACTCCTGAAGAGATTGCCGAGGCGGAAGCCAAAGCAGAGGCCGAAGCTAAGGCAAAAGCTCCTCGCGCTGGAGCAAAAATTACGAACGGTGCTACCAGATCGTCGCGGCCACAAGCTGCTAAGAAGTCGATCAGCGATAGCGGTTCGTTAGATGAAATGAGACTTCTTGCTGCTCGTCGTGCATTTTCTGTGCATGGTGGGGGCAGGAGATAGCGAGGTTCACCCCTCAACCCCGTCACCCATAGAGGAAAAGTAAGATGGCAATTAGTCCTGATGTAGTCGCAACCGCACTGCAAGATCTTGCTCCTGGGTACTCGGAACTGTTCTCCTCTTGGCACCCTCTCATGGAGCGGGTCGTAAAACGAGGGAATGTGGATCGAGCTACACTCAAGGGCCCGTATCGAGAGTTTGTGGTTGTTTCCGGCGGTCCTGGAACCGTTACCCAAGTAAGCACCGGATCCGAAGTGATTGCTGGTGGTCGTACTCAATCTGCACAACGCGGAAGCTCCTACGCTCCCCGCCTGATCTATGCGTTTGACATTCCTGGCAAGGACATGGCTGAAGCAAATGGTGAGAACGATCTCGCCAAGATCATCAAGGCATACCCTGAGTTGGCTCTCTCTGATTTTCATCAGCGGATTTCCAACCAGCTTGGCTCCGGAAACGGAACTGGCGTCGGTGGTTTCTTGACCCTGAATGGCGACAGCACTTACAACCCCGGGCTCGCTGCTGCTCGTACTGGTGCTTTCCAGTACTTGACTCAAGCTGCTCAGGTCGCAGGCGCTGCTACTATCTTTGGCTTGAACAAGGGAACGACCGCAGGCTGGTACAACCAGTACGGTCAGATCTCTTCTTTCGCTACTGATGGTCGTCAAACTCTGCGTCAGGTGTATTACGCTGCTTCCCGTCAGGGATCGATGGCAAGCGGTCCTGTCGACTTGCTCCTCGGTGATGAGGCTTCATACCTCAACTACATCGATGATCTCGACGATCAGGTTCGCGTGATGCGCGTTGAGGGCGACAAGGCTCCGAAGGCTGTGCGTCAGGGAATCCCCTTCCTTGAAGCAGACTTCTTCCTTGAGTCTTCAATCGATCTGACTCAGTTTGCTACTGGTGGTGCAAACAACGGTGTGGTTTACATGCTCAAGACTGATACTTGGCACATGTACACCCTCGGCCACGATGCCAACATGGAGACCAAGGGCGACTTTGCCGTTCGCGGTCCTATCCGGATTCCGGAACAAGACATGTGGCGTTACGAGTATGTTCTCAACATGGGAATGTACTGCGACCAGATGCGTGCTAACGGTGTTGTTACCGGCGGCGCTACCCCGTAAACCCCATAGTCTAAAGGAGACTTACAATGGCTATTACAACTGCGGCAGGTATTGCATTCAATACTGTCACAAATGAGACAACTGCGGGCGCAGACAATGCGTCTCAACTGGCTCCTCTGGGGTTTCAGTTGGTCGTGCCTACCGTCAATGATGGTGATCAGGTTTGGACCTACGTCAAAGCGAATGGTGCTTTGGGTGCGGGAGAAATCTGTCAGTACATCAACGGAGCCCAACAAGCAGAGGTTCAACCCACAGCAACTGGTACACTTGTCCAAAAGGCAGGTATTGTCGGTGTTGCCCAGCACGCTATTGGAGACAATGGCTTCGGATTTATCTTGACCAAGGGTCGAGGAACTGTCCGAGCAGGAAGTGGTGCAATCGGAGCGGATCGAGCCCTCACTTCTGGAGGTGCCGGAGGCGGTAACCTTGGTCGTGGACTTGATTTCGCTGCGGGCAACGTGGCTCCTGGCTGTATCATCGGTTGGGTTTCAGTTGGTGCAGGCGCTACTAACCAAGCTCAGGTTTGGATTGATTGCGGCGGAACCTGATTCGGCTGAATCTGTAGTAAACTTAGGAGGCACCCCTCGGGCATGGGGGGTGCCTACCCTAATAGGAGTGCGTCATGAATCTTGGAGAGATTAGATCAGCAATGTTTTCTCAGGCTGATTGGGCTCCCAAGCAGTCAGAAGACGCCAAGACTCGTGCTAACGAGTTTATCAATCGAGCCTACTTCCAGTTAGTGCAAGAGGCTCCGTTCTTGTTTTTTGAGAAGCGTGTTGGCTTCGCTACGATTGAAGACGACACCCCAGACACAACGGCAATCCGAGAACTCAACCCGGCCTCCGCAGCAGACACTGTATCTGTTGGAGGGGCAGGAGCAGATGCTTGGGTTCTCAAACGAGACTTGCCTACAACTACTGGTGGATTGACTGCCTGGAATACGACGGGACGATGGAACGGTCGAATGATCCTCATCACTGATCCCCATGGCGTCGAGCACCGAAGAATGATCCGTGAGATCTGGACAGACACTCATGTTCAGTACATCTCGCTTTTCCAGCCTTGGAACAATCTGACCGATACCTTGATGGATTGGAGGATTTACTCTGAGGACTACTACCTCCCAGACAATGTAATCGAGGTCAACTCGATTCGACTGTTCCGTCAGAACCAGAACTTCCCTCTCGACATCATCGGGCAGATGGAAGCTGAGTATCTTTCTCTGGCAGACTCTCCTCAATCTACGGTGGGAGGTTTGCCTCGTTGTGCTTTTCGTCGATACCACCGACAAATCGAAAGTCCAACTTCTGCTCCTGTTGGCTCCTATGGCGACAACAACACTTGGTTAGGTCCAGAACCCGCAGGGCAGTTTGAGTACTGCTTTACTTACACTTGGGGGTATCGGGACGAAGACTTTCGAGATTTCGGTCCTTCTCAACCCTACAATGCAGCTCAGACTGAGCCTTCTCGACGAGAGCCTCTATGGGAGTCGTCCCCAAGTCCGATTTTATCCATCACGACCAGTAATAAAATAGAAGATCCTATCGTGTTTGGAGGAAAAGCAATCGTTATAACTACCCCTGACATCCACTATATGCAGGGATTTGGACGAAACGGAGATCGTAGATACCGTCGTGCTGGTTGGAGAAAACGAATCTACCGCCGAAGAGTCACGGTAGACCCTGTAAACTACAACACTCTGACGCACACACTTACAGGCGCAGTAGACCAAGA